AATTAAAAACCTGCCTTGAGGGTTTGGGTTAAATATTACTTTCGTATCTTTAACTCCGTGCTCCCATTGAAAGCTACCTCTTGTTAGGACATTACTGTTACCTAAGTCTTCGTTATAATCTATTTGCTCGTATATTTTTGCTAAATTAAATATACTATTTTTTGTTTCGTCTCTGAATGCGTGTTCCTCCGTTCTAGGGAATTGTCTGTAAAACTCGTTTAGAGCGTCCTGGTCGCCTTTTAATCCATCTACCTCATTATTCCAGTGCTCAATCACTCCGACTTCTATAACGTCTCCGTGTGGCCCCACGGTACCTTCTGGCGGCCTATTAAATACCGGATGCCCGTATTCGTCAATAAACCCTTCGTAATTCCATTCCATGGGAATAAACAAAGAATACAATCCAGACTTTGTTTGCCCGTTCGCATTTCTTTTTGTTACATCAGAGCTGTTGTATAACTTTTTAAAGTTTTCTCCTCCTTTGTCTAAAGCATTTGATGTTGACCCCATCATACACTTACCTATAATTCTACTACCTAGTCTTAGACAAGTTTTAGTTACTCGCCAGTTATTAAGTATATTGTTTGGCCTTTCCCATTTACCGCTTTCATCGTGTACTAATAGTTTTAGTTTTTCACCATCGTATGCGTTGTCCCCTGTGTTTTTCCAGTCGATCGTGGTATCGAGCCCGATAATGTCTTCCGTTGCGACGTTAGAGTCAAGTTTCTTCCTTGTAAATTTTGAAGCGGGGACTCTGTAAGCGAGTTCTGTTTTAGGACGGTCCATTCCGTCTTGTATTGGTTTAAAGAAGAATGGATAGTTAATCGATATTGGTACAACTTTGTCTGTAAACATTTTCTTTGCATCGGATCCAGATTTGGACAGTATTCCAAATCGAGCATCTGAAGATATTGTTGCTTGGTTAACAGTTTCGCCGGAAGCCATAAAAGAAAATCCAGATCGTCTGTTTTTGAGGTAGGACATTCCATAACATCTTTTGTCTGCTTTGCAAGCTTCCCAGAATATGTAGAATAATCTGTTTGATTCTCTAAAGTCAGGTTGCCCAACGTCAATTTTGGACCACTGCAAGTACATAAAGTGAGTACCAGTAATGTAAGTAGCCACACCTCTATTATTGAACCAATGACCTTCCTCTCTTTTTCTAAATTGTTCATCTATATATTTTTCCCAAGTTTCTTTAAATTCATCTGGATAATCTCGCCAATCAAATATACTGCCAATACTCTTTAACTCTTTAGGGTATTCTTCCGGCGTCCATTTGTTGGTTTCCTTGCTTACTTTAGCAGGTTCAGCCGGTAAAGCAATTTTTAAACCTTGTATATTATATATTTCACCTATCTTACCTGTTCTGCTTATAACAACAACGTCGTGCTCTTTGTTATAACCATACTCCCATTTTCTACTTCTATTTAACCTAGATATAGTGTTAGACTTAATAGGTGTTATTATACTGTATAGATCCTGTGTATACATTACTTAGATCTTTTTTCAGCAAAACCTTTAAAGTCTTTCTTTACCGCTTCTTCCTTTGGTTTATTATCCAAAGCTCTTTGCTCATCATTAATACGGTTTAAGATTTCGAAGGCATCGAATATTGCTAGCTTTTTCGTGGCTGCTGCATTTTTTAATCTGTCTGCTGATATATCATCGTCTGAATCAACAATAGCTTCTTTAGCTACTTTTATTAATTCTTCAACTGCTTTCTGCCCAGCTAGGATTATATTCCTCTTCGTTTCCTTTATGTCCATAATTGATTGTAATTGAATTCGTGGGTACTCGGTATAATCTCTGCCCCTCTATAATAAACTCGTATTCTGATGTAGGTATAAAACCCACTATATTATCTACTTCTAAGCCACAAGTGCAATACTTAACCACACCTATTAATGGCTTTTCTTTTTCAATAGAAAACATTTTAGTTTCCTTAATTGGAGCAACAAAACAAAAACCTTCTAAAGCTTTCCATTCGCCGTCTCTTTTGTACGCGTACACTTGATCTGGCTGTGCCAAATAAGTTTCTTCTGTTAAATAGCTTTTACTATTTTTTTCTTCACCCCTTACATCTCTAAATCTTCTAAATACATTATGATGCAATATCACTTCATCTCCTTCTCGAAGCTCTTGGTATTTTTTAGCTAGTGGTAAACTCAGTATAACCCCTATTCTATTTGAATACTCGTGGTTTTGTAACTCAGTGTTTAATAGTAATTCTTGCCCTTCAATTGTAGTCTGTCCTGTTGTTCTGCCTCCTTGCGGCGTTACAAGGTAGTTAAATACACTTTGCATTTTACCATGAAATATTATATTCCACGGATATTGACATGTTTTTGTTGAAGTCCTTCCAAGGCATAAGCATATCGCCTTTAGATATATATACCGTGTATTTATTGTCTTCTTCTATAATACTATCTATAGTATGTCCACCATATACCTCTTGTCCTACGGCATAGTGCATTGCGTCGTTCTTATAATCTTTGCCTATACTAATCTTTCTTATCAACTGCATTTTCTGTAAATTTACCAGTATTAAGATCGATGCTTACGTCTCCGTATTTAGAGGCAAGTATTTTTTGAGTGCTTTCTACTTCTTTAGTGAATAATAATATGTCTGCTAAAAGCTTAGCCTTGTGCGCTTCAAGCCCGCCTATTTGCATTTGTGTTTCGTTTACACGATTTACAGCTTCTCGCAATTCATTTAATTCAGATTCGCTGAGCTCGTTACTTTTAACGACTTCAAACTCTGTGTAGTCTTTTTCTTTTTTCATTTAATTAAATTTAATTTTACTTATATGGAAACATCTTGTTTAATGCTTCTTTTCTTTTATTACAACCGCAATCAAAAGGTAAAGCTTTAACCACTTTTTTAATTCCGGTTACGGTTGTAATTTTTTCTATTGTATCTCCTAACCCTTTAGGTTTCATTTTTTAAAGTAACTCATTTTCATAGGTGATTTCTTTTTAAAGAAATTAGATTTAACCTCACCTGCTTCAAACCCTATATCGGTATTTATTTTCTTCGGAGTAAAAGCACTTTTTACTGTTTTGCCTGCTTTTTCCTGTTGTTCCTTTGTTCTTTCGCCTTGAGTAACATAACGATCATCGCTCATTACATTTTTAATACTACCTGCCTTTATATTTTGCTTAGATTGATTTGCAACATTTTTAGCTTCACTAGTAGCTACTCCTAGTCTATCAGTGGCCTGGTCTAATTTAGCTTTTACTCTTCTGTACTTACCAGGATTTTTATCCTTGTCTATACCCGCCAACTTGTCAGTTAACCTTCCTTGTTTTATTGTCTGACGTTTTTTCTGTCTACCAGTAACCTTGCTGGCTCTTATGTTCTGGCGTCTATTATAAGCTGATTGTGCGTCCCCTTTATCTTTTGTCTTAAGCTTAACTTCTTTTTTTACTTTAACTTCTTTAGGGTCACCTTGCACTTCTTTGAATTCGCCAGTGCCTACTTGATCCCTTGCTGCATCCGGATTTTTCTTTCTCCAAGCTTTAGCTTTTGTAATATCGGCCTCGCTCATGCCTTCTTTTCTTAGATCATCCCAAGTTTTATTTCTTGTTATCTCTTTATTAATAATACCACCCGCGGACATTACGGTATCCTCGCTACCTACTATAACATTTCCGGAGTCGTCGTATCTTTCAGTTGATTGCTTAAAAGGTGAGGACTTCATTGCATACCCTTTCATTTTACTTGGGGAAGGCATGGTACGAGTCTTGTTATTTCCGTCAACTCCAGCCGGTCCTACATTTAATAGCGGCTCTTTTGTTTTGAACATACCGCTTTTAACACGGGCTGTAATTGGTGTGTTTTTCATATTTATTGTTTTGTATTATAGGAATTTAGAAAACATAGACCCAGTTTCTGTTGAGGTAAATCCTGTACCTTCGTCTTTAACTGCCGGATCTTGGTCTGTTTTGTTATTGCTTAGATCAGCTGCGGCGGGTTCTGGGGCTGCATCTTTGAATCCATCGGAAACAGCTGCTCCAATATCTGTAAACTTTTTATTAACATCAGCTGCTCCCGCTACTAATGCCTCATTCATTTTTAAAGGTGAGCTTGATTTTTGTGTTATAGGTAAGCTATTAGCTAGATCACCACTATAGCCATCTTGAAAATAAGCTTCACCTCCGTAGAAGTTTTTCTTTATTTTAGCCGGACTAGATATTCTTCCAAACCTTTTTTCAGCCCTGGCTAAACTACCTGGCTGATCTCCGCC